ATACGGCAATGGTGCTCAAGCTCTGAAATTGAGCCCTCGCTCCTGGCAACCCGCATGACCCCGTTCTTCGCCGCCGTCGACACGGTGTTCGCCCGGTTTGGCGTGGATGCCGTTTACACGCCCGACGGCGGCGGGGCGGTGTGCGTCCGGGTGATCACCAGGCGTCCCGACGAGATCGTCGGCTTCGGCGATACTCGCGTCCTTACCGAGACCGCATTGTTCGAAGTCCGGGCCTCGGAGGTCGCTGAGCCGCGTCCCGGCGACCGGCTGACGGTGGACGGCACCGATTACGTCATCCAGGGAGAACCGGAACGCCGCGACCCGGACCGGCTGATCTGGACCTTGGATGTGAGGCCTGTGTGAAGCTCACCACCACCATCACCGGATCTATCAAGGCCGGAATGGAAGCGGAGATGCGGACCATTTCCAAGGCTGTGACGGCCGGCGTCAAAGAGGCTGGTCGCGGGATCAAGGCCGATTTACGCAAGCAGGTGATCTCGGCGGGCCTCGGCATGCGTTTGTCGCGGACATGGCGGGAGAGAACTTATCCCAACAAAGGCCATGACACGGCAAGCCTGGTCTGGTCCAAGGCGCCCCAGATCATCCGCACTTTCGACGAAGGGGCGGTAATCAAAAGCAAGTCCGGGCTCTGGCTGGCCATCCCAACGCCGTCGGCGCCCAAGCGCGGGGTCGGCGGCAAGCGGATCAATCCGTCCAACTTCCCGGAGCACCGGTATGGGCCGCTGCGTTTCGTGTATCGGCGCGGGCGTCCGTCGCTGCTGGTGGTGGACGGGGTCCGCATCAACAAGTCCGGTCGGGTCGGCCGCCGCGCCAAGGGCGGCGCCTTCACCAAGACAGGGCGCATGAAACAGGGCATGGCCACGGTGGTCATGTTCATCATGGTGCCGCAGGTGAGGCTCAAGAAACGGCTGGATGTAAAACGTGAGGCGGAGCGGTGGTCCAGGCGGCTGCCAGCCTTGATCCAGCGGCACATGAGAACGGAGTAGCCCTTGCCGTCAAGCAAACCCGAACAAGTACTCGCCGCGATCAAGACTCTCCTTGAGACCGTGCCCAGCGCCAAGGTCGAGCGCAACACGGCGGTGCCCGAGAAGATTCCCGCCGGTGGCCTGATCGTGCTCCGCGATGGTGATCCAGGCGTTCCCGATACGGCGCTGGGCGGCTTCGGCGGCGTCTATTACAGCCACGATGTGGAGATCGAGCTCTATATCGAGGAAGGAGACGCGGCGGCCCGCGACACCGCTTTCGATACCCTGGTGCAGGAAATCGGCACGGCATTGGAGTCCGATCCGACCCTCGGCGATCTCACCTTCGGTATGACCTACGGCCGCCCGGAGATCGACACGGAAGGCGTAACCGGCGCGCCGGCCATCAAGCACGGCACGATTACGGTGACCGTGGAGTACGAGACCGACAGCCCACTCGGCTGAACATCATCAAACATTAAGGAGTTAACATCATGTCCCGAGCCTATGGTTCGAGCGCCACGCTGCTGCTCAAGCGCGAGAGCGCCTATGGCGGCCAGGCGTCCGGCGACTACCTGCGCATGCCCTTCAACAGCTGTTCCCTTGGGAGCGAACAGGGTCTGATCGACGACCCCGTCCTCGGCCAGGGGCGCGACCCCCTGGCCCCCTTGCGGGACGTCATCAACGACGAAGGCGACATCGCTCTCCCCGTCGATCCCCGCTACCTCGGTTTCTGGCTGACCGGACTATTTGGCGATCCCACTTCAAATGCAGTTGCGGCGGGCGGATATATCGACTTCGCAACGAACCCGTCCGATCTGGACACCATCACCTTGGGCGGCACCACCTGGACGTTCGTATCCGGAGCGCCTACCGGCGACGAGACGCAGATCCAGGCGACGGCTACCCAGACCATCGATCAGCTGGCCACCGACCTGAATGCCTCCGCCGACGTCAACATCGATGACGCCACCTACAGCCGTCCGGCCAGCACCCAGAAGCTGCTGGTGACTCACGACACGGCAGGCGCCGCCGGCAATGCTTTCACCCTGGCGGCGTCGGCGGCCACGGCCAGCGGCTCGACTCTCACCGGCGGCGGCTATTCCCATGTGTTTGCCTCCGGCAACGACACCCTGCCGAGTTACTCTATCGAGGTCGGCATGGGGCAAGTACCAGCCTTCTTCATGCACACCGGCGTCATGTTCAACTCCATCGCCTTGGAGTTCCAGCGCTCCGGCGCGGCGGCCGCCACCTTGGGCGCCATCGCCCAGGGCGAAACCCGGTTCACCTCATCCCAGGGCGGCACGCCGACCACACTGATTTTCTCGCGCATCAGCCAATTCCAGGGCTCGATCACGCGGGGCGGCTCGCCCGTCGGCAACCTGACCTCCGGTTCGCTGACCTATTCCAACAATCTGGAGAAGATCGAGACCATCCGCTCCGACGGCCTGATCGAGGGCGCCGATCCGACGGTGGCGGCGCTGACGGGGCGCATCGACGTGCGCTTCGCCGATACCGGCCTGATCGACGATGCGTCAAGCGGCACGCCTGTAGACCTGGAGTTCGGCTATACGCTCAACGCCGGATCGAAGGTCCTGTTCACGGCGCATGAGGTCTACCTGCCTAAGCCCAAGCTGGCCGTCGACGGGCCAGGCGGCGTCCAGGCCAGCTTCGACTTCCAGGGCGCCAAAAACGATGCCGCCGGGCGGATGCTGACGGTGACCCTCATCAACGATCTGGATGGGGCGGTGTACGCATAGGAAATATCGACGTGGCGGCTATTGTCGCCTATTCTCGGGTGGCACCTAATTTGCTTGAAGGATAACGATGAGTACGGTTTTGCCAAGCGCCAACACGATGCCATTCGAGGACCTGGATGACTTTTTGATGTCCGACAAAATTCCGGATGACTGCATGCAGCTCTCCGATCTCGATGGCTTCCTGACGGGTGTCGTGGTCAGCCCGGACCTTATTATGCCGAGTGAGTGGCTACCCCGAATTTGGGGTGATGGAACTCCCGAGTTCGAGAGCGAAGAGGAAGCCAACCAAGTCATCGGCGCAATCATGGGGCGCTACAACGAGATTCTCAGTCATTTCAGCATAGGCGGCGACGGTCATCTGGATCCCGTTTTCTGGGAGACTCCTGAAGGACGGGTCGTTGCCGGGGATTGGGCCGAAGGTTTCAGGGATGCTGTTCAAATGCGGCCTGAGCAATGGGTTGAAATACTCGAAGAAGAGGATGCACGCATCCTCATTATGCCGATTCTTGCGTTGACCTTTGATGAAAATGGAAATCCCTTTCTGGACATCGACGATGATGAACTGGTCAAAATCAACGACGAGGCCGTTTCCATGATACCGGCTGCAGTATCGGCGATCGATCAGTTCTGGAAGTCACGTCGGGACCACGACAGAGGTATATCGCGAGGAGAGCCCCGCCGCGCTCGAAAAGTCGGTCGCAATGAACCTTGTCCTTGTGGCAGTGGCAGAAAATATAAACGGTGCTGCGGCGCGAACTAACGCTCGCACCCATTATTAACTCATTCAGTGAGGCGTTCGGGAAACCGGGCGCCTTTTTTTGATGGAGACAGGGACATGATTTCTTTGAAACAACCCGTCAAGCCATTCGATGTTGAGCTTCCCTACGGCATCACGGTGACGGTCAAGCCGCTGACTACGGCAAGCATGGCGGCAGCCCAAGCGGCGGCGCGGCGGCGGGTCGAGGCGGTTGAATCACAGGCCCGCGACCGCAAGGAGTCCGGCCTGCCCCTGGACGGGCTTCCGGACCTGGATGACGAAGAGGAACGGGACGGCTTCCTGCAATGCCAGGTCGTCTACGAACTGGCGGCGCGGCATGTCACCGTCTGGACGGGCATCGAGGGCAATCCGCCGGTCACCCGCGAGAATATCATCGCGGTGATGGACCTGTACCCCGTGGGCGAGCAGTTCCTGCAGAAGCTGACCCTCCAGCAGATGCTGCTCAACGCCGCAAAAAACGGATTAGGGCCCTCTGCCTCTGGCATTTCAAGCCAGGCGGAGGGCCCGGCTACTGCCAAGCCTGCCGGGAAGAAGGCGCGGCCTGCTCAATAGGAAAACTAAAACCAGGCGAACGCCTGTGCCCCTACCGCGAACATGCACTGCAATCACCGGAGGAACACCAGGCCTGGGACGTGCTCATGGCCTGCCTCGGACAGTTGCGCCTGGCGCCATCAGGCCATGTGGTGGGCATCGACATGACCGCCGCCATCAAGATCGCCGAGGCTCGCGGCTGTGACCTCGCTGCCGTCTCCGAACTGCTGCAGGCGGCCGAGGCTGGAATGATCGAGGGGCTCACCAAGAGAGAAAGTGATTGATCAATTCGAGCCTTTATCCACAAAATTGCTTTTGGATCGAACGAGAGCCTCGAGCCCCGCCGCATGCGCGGCGTCGAACGCCTCATCAAGAGCACCGTTCACTCTGCGGCAGCCCTCGGCGACCTGGGCCGCCCATTCGAAGTAGCCTATCCGCCGCTCCAGGGACCAGTCTGTCGGTGGGTTGTTGATGATCGCGCAAAGATTGCTGGTCATGTCCGCTAGTTTGAGCATTTTCGCCCGATCTGATTTCTTGCCGACCGTCTCGACTTGAAGGCGCTTGCGGACATCCTTCGGCAGGGATTTATCATCAGTTACCTCAAGGACGAGGTTGGCAACCTCCTGGCCGAACTCGGCTTTGAGTTTTTCGTAAGTCGTATCGGTATCCTCGACGGTATCGTGGAGAAGACCGGCCACGATGAGGACGGGGTCCTGCCCGTTGGTCGCTTCTGCAAGCAACCTGGCAACCTCGGCAACATGGTTCACGTACGGCTCTTGATCGGCACCCTTACGCCTCTGACCGACGTGCTTGCGGGCTGTGAAGTCAAAGGCCTTCGTGATCAGGACGACAAGGTCACTCATGGCGTCGCCTTTCCAGATACCGTTGCCGATCCGTCTCCAGAGTAAGCGGTCCCCAGTTTGAGGGGACCCACACCAACGCGCAAGAAAATCCACAAGCACACTGACCCATGGCCAAAGTTAAACACACGTATGCGATCCGCCTCACGGTCGATGGCGGCGGCAAGGTCAAGGCCGAGCTCATGGATGTCGGCCGGACCGGCGACAAGTCCCTCAAGAAGATCGAAACAGCCGGCGGCAAGGCGTCCCGGGGACTATCCAAGTTATCCGACCGCGCCCAATCCCTGGGCCAGCGAATGAAACTCCTGTACGGCGTGATCGCCGCCGGCGGAGCCGTCCGCGGCTTGCACGAGATGATGAAGCTGTATGCCGATTTCGAGGCCGGGCTGATCGGCGTAGGCAAGACCGCGAACCTGTCCGGGGACCAGCTTGCGTCGCTCGGCAAGGACATCGACGCGCTTTCCAAACGCATCCCCGTGGCCACCGACGAATTGCTGGCCATCGCCCAGAGCGCCGGTCAGCTCGGGGTGAAGGGCGCCGCCAACATCCTCAAATTCACCGAGACCGTCGCCAAACTCGGCACGGCGACAGACCTCTCCGGCAACGACGCGGCCATGG